CTAATATTCGCACATAACGTCTCCGAAATGCTGCTCAATTATTTCGGAATTAAAATACTTGTCGATAAGGGCAAAATCCGGTTCGGTGTCCTCTGTATCGCTTATGTTTATTTCTACATCGGTATTCAGCATTAAATCAATAACACCTAACAACGCAGTAATATTTACGAGTTTTTGTTTATCCATTGCTTTATCCTTTCTAAAATGGCAGCGTGTTGCCTACGGCATCAACGCTATGTTTCGATTCTTCCGATTCACCTGCTCCATGCAACAACATATCTATCTCATCCAACGTCTTAGGCGTTGCCAATGGCGTTACGTCTATCGGTTGGTATTTGCTTAAATCAATCTGTTTAGCGGGAGGCGTTACAAACAAGACATATTGTGTATCTCTACCGCTGCCTCGCCTGGTTACTTCGATGTCATATTCTTTAATATTATCGCCGTATTTTTCCATCAACACTATTAATTGCGACAGCGTTGTTTTGTTTACGCGCCATACCTTGACATCGTTATCTTTTACATCTAGCACTGATATAAATGCTTTCATACTCGGGCGGCTACCCTCTGCACATACCGGACACCCTTGCCCAGGACAGGCGAAACTGCGCCATCCCGACGATGTTTGTACCACATGTTCATATACTGCGCATATTTCGCTTGGCGGCGTTAATATGCGCACGGTGATACTTTGCCCCTGTGGTATTTTAATAAAATTATATTGGCCGTTGCTATTGTTTTCTACTGCATTTTTAATATTATTTAATCCTTTTAGCATTTTTTTACCTCTTGGCTTTCTATTAATGTTTTTATTCTTTCTATGCTGCTGTATAACTTCCTTGTGCCTATACCCAATTTTTTTGCGATGGTTCTTTTCGGCATATCTGTTAATAATAATGCTGCTATTTTGCGATCCAGCGGCAGCAACTTGCGCTGCAATTCACCCCAGTCAACATCCCATTCTACTTCATTATGCTCTGGGGCAGGTATATCCCAGCCCGATTCCTGCATTTCCTCTACGGAATTGCAATAATGCGACTTCTTAAGGAAACGGGCAACACGGGTGTATAAACAGGTTGTATAATATCCCGGCTCCTTATCATATTTGCCGTATCTTATAATATCAGCACACACATCGTTAACTACGTCATCTTTTTCATACCCTTTCATTCTAAGCGAATATAATAATTCGCGGTTTATGTTTGTTTTGTTTAACAGATTATAAATTTCTTCAATTTCCATCGCCGTAATCCTTTCATTATATATAAGCATAATATCTTTTAAAGTGTTGCATGGTTTTGCAACATTTCATTAGCATCCTTATACCCGTTTGGTCGGTATATACTGACATCATACCCATGTGACATTAACATGTTTCTTATTTTGTCGGCTGCTTCTCGGCCTGGTTCGTCATTGTCCATAAACAATATAACCCTACGAAAATAGCTCAACAAATCAATCTGTTTTTTAGTAATGGTACACCCGCCGAGTGCTACTGCCGGATAACCCATTTGCCACATAGAAATGGCGTCAAACTCTCCTTCGGTTATATATACCTCCCTATAATACTTAGCTAAGTAAAGCCCATACAAATAATCCCCTTTTTTAGTATTTTTGCCATTAATATATTTACGCTTGTCAGCGTTTAATGGTCTGTATTTAATATAAACCAGTCGTGCATGTTCATCGCGCACTGGAATGGTTATAGAATTATGGCTAGCATCGTAGCCAAGCTCAAATTTAGTAATGGTTTCATCATTAAATCCACGGCTGTATAAATATGGATGTATGGTGTAATTTTTGAGTATAGAATCATCAAGAAATTCAACACCGTGTGATTCGCACAGCGCGATGTAACGCACATCCGGCATGTCACCGCCAAAATCTTTTATGAGCTTGGTTATATTACCGGCAGCCCCACATGTGAAGCAATGGAAACGGTATGGCGGCTGAGTTTCTACCCCGAATGATGGGTTGTCCTCGGAATGATATGGACATGTTGCCATTATATCATTGCCTACACGGCGGATTTTATCAAGTTTGCCCGTTTTGTTATGAATATCTGTCAGTATTTCATATACATCCATACATTAACACTCCTTTGCCGCTATATTATAATATGATTCAGTATTTCATGTCAATACTTTTGTTATAAACACCTTATATTTAACTATACGAACATATTTTTGCATACTTATATTATCATCACTTATTTTGTTTGTCAAGATGAAAAAATGGTTTCATCTTCCTTGATTTCGCGGTACATGCCAATGTCTAAATCCCAATATAAAAATATTTTAGGTTCCTCATTCTCTATGGTATCCTTACCGCTACGGTATTTCTTTACCACTATCTTAAAGACATCGCCCGTCTTGCGAATCGATGCAAACTTATCAGCATACTGCGCCGGAGCGTCGCTTTCGGCAACCTGATCTATTTCAGGCTCGGCATTAATCACCTTGCGCTGTTCCTTGGCTGCCTCGCGGTTCGCTTGTGTTAACAGTATAATTGGACAATGGTGTTGCAACGTCAATTTTTTTAGAGAGTCCATGGTTGATATATAATTTTCCCTTATGCTTCTATATTTGCGGTTAGACGCTATCAAAGATAGTTGGTCAATGCCGACTACATCAGGTTTAACCGTATCTATAATTCGGCCTATATCGTCTATTGTATATGGCATTCCTTTGTTCTCGTCAAGCGTAAGTATATAGAAAAAATTATCATGTTGCTTTAATTCGTCAAGGTATTCTTTATACATCTCTTCGTTGTTTAATTTCCCTGTCATTAATTGTGAATTAGAGAAGTGCCCGCATATAGTGTCAAGTCGATACCCTATAGTCATCTTCTCCATTTCTAAAGAAAACAGCAATACGTTATATCCCTCACGCCATGCATTAAGCAAAAACAAATTAGACAGCCAACTTTTGCCTTGCCCTAACCGTGCTGTTATCACGAATAAATCTTCTCTCTGCAACCCTCCGTCAAAGAGTTTATCTAAAGTCGGTATGCCCGTAGGTATTATAATTGATTGAGGGTTTTGTGCGCGTCTGATGTAATCTTCGTAACGCACATCCGTTTGTTTGGCCCAGTTGTAAAAGGATGCGGTCTCTATATCTTTGCTTATTTGTTGTATATTTTGCCGTAACGTATTGGCACCTGTGATGCTGTTGCCGCTTTCCATTTCCTTGCTGACCGTTTCCAATACCGGTTTCATTTTGTTGTATACGTATGTTTCTTTGATATTGGCGACCACAGCATCGATATTGTCTACTTCTGTACGCCCAATGTTAAAACGAGCATACACTGTATTATAGGAAGGTACAACATGGTATTGCGCATAAAAATCAAGTATATATTGTATCACTTCCTTATATGAAAAGAAGTAATTTTCATCAATGTTATATTTTTGGAATATTGTATAATCTTTAGTATCAAGCAGGTAAGTAATGAATTGTTCTTCGTGTATTCTCATAACGACCGCCTCCTATTGGTACCGTTGAACACGATAGCCGATGAGTTTTCCATTAACCTGGACATAATCCGTTCGCCTAAATGTATAGTTAATTCCTCAAGCGATAGGTTAGATGTAATAATAGTGCTGCGCTGAAAGGCATACCTTGTATCGAAAATATTTAACGATAAGTCTTTAACGTGTTCGGTCAAAGCTGTAGCACCTACGTCGTCTAAGACCAATAGCGGCACGTTGTATATGTTATTCATATATTGTGACAACATATCATCTTCGTGGCTATAGCTATTTTTTATGCGCGCCATAAGCATTGAGTAATTAGCAAAAAGCCCCAGCGGCTCTTCAAAATTAAATGAACTAAGGCAGTTATCGATTATAAATTCATTTAAAATGACACACGCCGAATACGTTTTGCCCGTTCCAACATTGCCCGTGATTACCAAATTAGTAGACGGGTATTCACGCAAATATTTAATAAATTTTACAACACGGTTGGTAGACCGATTGTCATTTATATAGGTATTTAATGTAGCATTGGCATACCGCGATGGTATCTGAGCCATTTTTAAAGCTTCAGATAAAATAATATATCCATCGCAGGTATATACCGGTTTATTTTTTCTGCAACGGTATTGCGCAATACAACTTTCGCAAAGCATACACATTCTCCTTATTATTTCTTACATGACATATAAGCGCATTTAGAGAGAATGTGTTGCTAGAAATTAATGGAAATTATTGAAGTGCTTCCTTTAATTCTTTGATTTTAGAATTGATAATATCGGTAGTATTTATATTAGAATTGTTAAATCTATCCTTTAATTCTTTTTGAGTATAATTTTGTAATAAATTTTTAATCTCTTCCATTTCTTCTAATGTAAACAGTCTTTTGATATAAATCTTGCCGTTTTTGCCTTTTGTAACCTTTATGTTCTTTGGTTCTGGCAAATACCCCCTGCTATAATACGTTCTTATTGTTTCTTGGCTATATCCCGTATAATCAGCTAATTGCGGCAATGTAAACAACATTATGCCGTCACCTTCCTTATCAATTCAGCATAATCCTTGACGTCGTTGTTAATCATTCTGTTAAACATATTTTGTTTTCTAAGCAGTATTTGCCCGACATATTCATCTATAGTGTTAACACACCGATAACGGTATATGTTAACAGTTTGTTTTTGACCTATTCTATACAATCTATCCTCGGCTTGAATATTATATGCTTCAGCCCATTCCTCGTCCAAAAAGAAACAGTGCGATGCCGCCGTTAGTGTCAACCCTTCTCTGCAAGCGCCCAATGTTCCTATAAACAATCTGCATGAAGGATCTTCTTGAAATCTTTTGACTAATTCATTACGTTCTTTTTTATCAGTATCGCCCGTTATTACAACGGGATTATATGCTGCAAAGTCTTTTGCTAATAAACATACTTCTTCTCTAAATTGTGTAAATACGACCGCTTTATCTAAATCTTCTATTTGTTCTTCTAATACTTTAATTTTAGCTGATGGCGCATCTGCGCCTAAAAGCCGCGGATCGGTTGTAACCTGCTTTAGCCGCAATAATTTAGTTAAAGGGTGCCTGTTTATATTGGTCACCGTCAAATCAAAATCTTTTAATTCTTTTTTAAGGTTGTGTTTTATGGTTTCATATAATTTCCTTTGCTTAGGCAACATTGGTATAGGTATTATAGTTTGAATTTTAGGCGGTAAATCCAACACTTCATCTTTTGTTTTGCGCAACTGCACGCCTTGTATAATCTGCCTTAATTCGGCCATATTTTTATACCGCAGGATTTTCTTATTCTGCATTACGGCAAAATGATGTAAAAACTTATTATAGTCGTAATCAATAACTCCCAATCGCTTCAACAGGTTATAACTCTCTAGTGGGCTGTTTATAATCGGCGTGCCAGTTAATAAATAAACTCTTTTAGCGGGTATTTCGTGTATAACTTCGCCTATAATCGATTCCGGGTTTTTGATTTTATGTGCTTCGTCTAAAACCAAACAATCAAAATCCGTATATACTACCCAATCTTCCCTGAAGGTTTCATAACCTACTACAACATAATCATAATGATGCATTTCAAACGTATATAAATTACGCCGATGATTAAACGAACCATTAATAACCAAACATGTTCTATCCGAAAACCGCCTTACTTCATCGGCAAATGTATATACTAAAGATGCCTTAGTAATAACCAGTATGTTCTTAATCTCGCCTTGCTGCATAAGATAATCTGTCGCTGCTATTATGGCTGCCGTCTTGCCAAGTCCCATGTCCCAAGACAACAACAAGCGCTGGTTATTCACTAAGGCGTCAAAACCCTCAATCTGATGGGGGAATGGTGTAATTTTCCAATTATACATCGTCCATCACCTTCTTTATTATTTCCTTCACCTCTTCGTTGTTGCTCAAGATAATAGAGGTAGCAATTTTAAGAACATTTTTCTTTTCTGTCGGTTTTAAATGTTCGTCTAATATGCGTGACACCTCTTCGTCGCTCATATCGTTTTTTTCGGCATATATAAGAAGAGCAACAGTTGCCATGACAGGGTTTTCCTTAAACATGCGGTTTAAATCCAAACGCAACATCTCCTTTCTGCTACTATATTACCTTGTCATAGCAACTGTTGTCAATACTTTTGTAATATATTTATATGTGCTTATATTCTTTTTGTTTCGCGCATGGCGAGATAATCATCTGTTAATTCTATCGTGCTATCCTTATTGCCGCCTATGATACATATCCAATTATCTTTATCAGAGAATATACGCAGATCCTTCTCGGGGAATTTAGACTCGTTCATAACCTTCACTTCATGTAGACTGACAGATTCTACAAACGCCTCATCGTCTTTTGTAAACCCCGTAAATATTAGATGGCCAAGTTCTGTGTTTACATCAATATCAACATCGCTCGCCTCAATTTTTTTGTCATCAAACGTTATTGTAGCGTTGGTAATCTTCATAAGTGTCACAGGACGTTCTGGCGTTATCTCTCCGTCAATAATCTTTAATAATCTGTTGGTCGCTATGCGTTGCTTTTGTTTTCTTTTTTGCTCTTCTGTCATTTCTTTACTCCTTCTATACTTTTATTTACCCATACAGGGTTAATTCTTTGCATCATATATATCTATTATATCTATTATAGCAAAATACTTAAATTCTTCAATACTTAACTAGTGACTAAGCGCTCTATCCTAATCGCACAAATATATTATGTCGTTATCCTTTTACGCTTCATTGACAATTTCAATCAAACGTTCTACGGCGTCATCAAAATCATATACATACGGATCTAATAAATCTTTTAACTCATTAGTGTTAACCAATATTTCTGCCTGATGGTTATATACCAGCTCGGCGATTCCTAAATTATCGCCTCGCGATATGTTAATTTTGTCCTTATACTTATATATTACCGGATAACCATTGTTACCCAATGATTCTCTGGCAACTTCTAACATTTCTATCGCTTGCTCTCTTGTCATCTGTACCCCTCCTATTCTTCTATTCGATATATCGCTTCTAACCCTGCCCATGGGGAGTTGGCCGCCCCGCCGTTCAATTTAAATGCTTTAGCTATTGCCTCGTCGTCAAAATCAGCTTCCCAATCAAGCGCATCGTCATCGTCACTGAATTCAACGTCGTCTGTCCAATCGTATGTCACCCGTTCACCGGACTGCATCCAATAACTAATATAACTGTACAGTTCTATATCATCAAGTATATAATCACTCAACTCTTCTCCGTCCTTAAAAAAGCATGTCCCATTGTTGAGATATTCAACAATTCCTGGCTCGCCATTAATCGTTACGGGCACAAAAACATTGCCGAAAATGCCTTTCTCTTTTTCGCGTTCCTGCATATTATATACATCGCGTCGGCTAACTGATTGTATTACATCATTATACTCCAAATAGTCAACTAAATCCATTGTGTTTGATTTTCTAAATTTTAACATTATTTTCCGCCCCCTTTATTTCCAATCTAATCCATATTGTTCTGCTAAATCTATAAATTCTCCATCAATTTCCGCATCAACATATACAGCCATTCCTTCATTATCTTCATCATCAATAACAACCAATTCTAAATCAAGCCATGTTTGAAGCTTGCCATCATTTAAGAAATTTGCCATTTCAACAGAATCATTTTTCCAGTATAAGTTAAAATGTTTCATATTTTCTAACAACTTCCTCGATTGGTTAATGACCCACTCGTAATTATCTAGCGCATATTGCACATCTTCTAAATCTGCTGGAATAGTAATACTGTCCTTGGTCCATATGGTGTCCGATTCTGTACTGTTATCCCGATTTGCAGCCAACACTTCCATTCCATCCCTTGTATGTGCTATAAAAAACGTATAGCACAAACCATTATCTAATATAAATGTTCTTTTTTCATTACCCATTGTTATCTGCTCCTTTTTGATATTCACTCATATATTTGTCATAATTTTCCCATATAACTCCTAAATTTATATCATGACATAATATACCATCAACAATTGAATAATATAATTTTAATGTAACTCGCTTGCTTATTAAATCATTCACCGCCTTTCTAATCAAAAAATCCTGCAATTCTGTCATTATCCATCTTCCTTCCAAAATATTGAATTCTTATCTTTATACATCCTCCATATATCTTTACTGGTATCATATAACCCATATAAAGCCGATAATAATATGCAGATAATAATGATTCTTTGTATTTATACCACGCCCTTCCTTATATCGTTGTTATGCATACATTTATGGCGTCTCTAAAATGCCATAAAACGCCAATTATCTCTTATCTTCATAAAATATCGAATATAACAATAATGCAACGAATAAGACAATAAGTGTTCTCACTATATACACCACCCATTAAGCAGTAAAACTTTGCCATATGGTACATGGCTGTCTTGGTTTGGGCTGTTTAACAACCACTCCATACCATTGCCGTCATTGCAAATATATTCAATCATCAAATATTCGGCATACAATGGATTGACAACAACTTTTGCTGTATTTATATTACTTTGACCATCCCAACCTACAGCTTTATAAAAATCAGCTACGCTTTTGACTGAAATTGCGCCAACATCTACAATTGTATAATCTTGTAATACATTCATAATATCATCTCCTTAATATTCTTCCGGAAACAGGATTGTGGTACAGGACCTGTCCCATTCGGTGATAATCCATATTTTAACGCCATTTATATTGTATGCAGACAATATGCTCTCACCATTTTCAACAGCCTCATCATTTATTTTTTTATCTTCCTCGCTTAAATCGCCCCAATCACAATTTGCGTGTCTTTTTACACAATTTATAACCGCATCCGCAAATTGCACATCTTCGGCTACTTTGTCTGCTATACCCCTAGTCATTACAACCTTTCCTAATTGCAACATTTTGTCACCTCCTTATTATTTTTAAATATTGAAGGGCAGATATACTTCAACGACGTATAGCAATCATCCCCAATAATTATGTGGTCTAAAACATTAATTCCCAATATATTACCTGCATCAACGCATCGCTTTGTTGTGTTTATATCGACCGTTGAAGGCGTCGGGCTGCCGCTAGGATGGTTATGGAATAATATTATTGACATTGCGTTGTACAATAATGCTGCCTTAAACATTTCTCGTGGGTGAACTATAGTAGCATCTACCGACCCTCTACTAATCTCGCACATAGAAAGAATGCTGTTTTTATTATTCAAACAAATTATACCAAATACTTCTTGCGCTTCTTGTTGTATGCCCGTTACTGTTTTGATTGCATTATAAGCATCTTCTTGATTTCCGATTGTTTTATTGATATCATACAATGCCCCTTTTTCTTTTACTAAAACAATTTTGCTTGTAACTAAATAAGCTTTAGACATTGTATCCCCTCCCTTTATATTTTTTGGTGGAGCTGGCGGGAATTGAACCCGCGTTTACCTATATAAGCCCGCCACTTATATAAGCCGAATACCTTTCAGCCCCCTAATAATGATAACTAAATATACTGCCTAAATAATACTTATGTTCTTTGCCTTGCAAATCTCTTACAAAGTCATCAAAGGTTTGTAACGAATTATTGTCGCCCAAAATATAATCGCCAAATGATTCTTCAATCAAATTCTCCATGTTTAATATTGATACAGAATCGTTGGCAAATGTTTCTAATGATATTTCGGCGGCATACTTCTTAAATGTTTCATAACGTTTTTTGAAATATCTGATGCTAAAACCTTCCTGAAATATAATACTTTCTTCATTTTTATTATACACAATTCCATATTGTGCAAGAAAATTAATCAAATCATCAATGGCTTCTTGTCTATTATATATTTCTCTAACACAATCCGATACACTGGTTATATAACCATTTTCTATATCCAGAAATTCATCAATCGACATCCATTCTTCCTGGGGACTGGATGTCAATTGAAATATATTACTATACATGCTATCACCTCCTTAAACCCTAGCCAATGCCTTGCAGCCTATAATTCTGCCTTGGTCGTCCCTTATGCTGTCATCCGGTATAACTAAATCATGCCTTTGGCAAGCTTGGGCTACCAAGGTAGACACTATATATAATGTATCTGGTACAGGATTGGGCAGGCCATCGACATCTCCAAATATCGTCTTGTTAATCTGTACCTTTACGCCGTTTATATCTACAACATCCACAACTTGCCTTGTCGTAGAGCATCTAGCCACTTGCCCTGACGCAGGTATAGTTATATTCCCTGCATCGGTTATAATGTTTACGTCATGCGGTGTTAAATTGATAATATTCATATAATCCCTCCTTAATATATTGATTGCATATTATTTACAATTCTTTGTCTTATAGCATCTTTATCATCCATTAACATCTCTACAACTGCTATGGGCAATTGTTTATCATCTGTAAAGTAGTTGTAACCACCCACATAATCTTTGATATTTTTAGCCTCACGATATAAATTTAACTTGCCTTCAGTATTGATATATACAACTTTACCATTTGCAGCGGCTATAAAACCGCTACAACCTACCTTGCGCCCATTGATTACTATATTTTTAAGATGAAATTCTATCCCTTGCGGGCATAATTTTAGAATTTCATTTTTTAACTTATTAGCTAACATTATATATTCCCTCCTTAAAACCATGCTCCGAATTCCGGCACTTCTTTGCCTTGCAAGGCCGCATTTACTTGTTTTTTTGCCTCTGTATATGAGGCCATGCTGCCTTTGTGGCCATGCCGATTTGCAATTGCACGCTGTATAACATATTTGTTAATTTCTTTCATATCCGTTAAACGCCCTTTCATTTGTATGTCAATATACCATTCACACCACCATTCCTTATTGTCTTTATAAGCTTTTATAGCGTGCGCTGCCGCGCTAACGCTAAAATAACCTAAACTTTCCGCTATAAGGTGAGCAGTAAGCCGCGGATAATGTTTTACTATTTCAAGGCTTTCTTTAGTCATTTATTTCACCTCCTTAACCAAATCATCCACCGCCTCTTCAAGCTCTGCGAAGTCATAATAAAATTGCAACGCTAAATCTTCCAAATCTTCTGCGTTGATTTTATTTTCATATTGCGGGTAAACATCCCTTATATATTTAAGGGCGTGGTTGAATAAGATGGCATCTAAATTATCTCTTAGTGTCTTTTCATTATATAAATACCAAGCATATTGGATATCTTTAAGTAAATTTCCGCTTGGTCCTATATCATCCATGGCCTCATCATAAAGGCCTGCATTATACAACTTTTCAAGATTTGCGAACAATTCTTCGTTCCATATACTTACATTGTTGTCAGCAACTTCACGTATGGCGTCGTCGATATATCCGGTATAATTAAACGCCAGTTCATCACATATTTGGGCATCGTCTTGGTCTAATAAGTTATCGATATCATATTCCTTGTACTCCATAATAACGCCCCCCTATTCTTCAACATCCCTCTTTTATTAATACTAGGTCAATATCGCCATCGACCCAATCTATAAAAACAGCGTATTTATCATCAAATAGTACATCTGCCAATTGTTGACTAAAATAACTGTTAATTTCGATAAACAAACTATAAACCGACAAAGCCTTTTTATCGAAATCTTCTGGTATATTTCGTCCCATCATCTCCAAAAATTTATCATAGATATCTATACCGGCACTGGCCGGCACAATTGTTTCCAATATATACATACCGCCATATAACTTTAAATTTTGTTCTAATTCTTTTTTGCCTTGCTCTACTTCTTTTTTGAGCAACGGCAGGTTAAATACATCTTCATAGTTCATAACTACACCTCCATATATAAGCATATTTTTTATAATAGTGTTGCTTATTAAATTGTTGACAAACAAGCATTTAACAATTAAAATATAAATATGATAGTAATATTAAATGACGGAACAAAAATAACAGGCAAAGATTACACAGAAATAGTAACCCAAATGAACTACCTACAATTTACACCATGTGATACTCTTGAAGAGTATATGGTGCAAACTATTAAAAGAGTAAAAGGATTGTATGGGATTGATATAAAATATATCAACCCCCAAACCTTTATCCTTGCCTTACAAGAGGCAGGCTTGCTTAATCTAATAATCTAATTAAGCCTGCCTCTTGTAAGCTGTATATAAAATGTTCTATATTATCAGTTTTAATTATCTTTTCATACATAAACCCAACCCTTTCCTTAACGCGTTTCATGTATTGCTCTATGGTCGGGTCCGGTGTAAACTGACTTAGCTTCATTTGCCGCACCAAATCCTCTAAATCATATCCCTGAAATATAATACCATCTGTCAATATTTGTAATCTCATGTAACCACTCCTTTTAAGCTATTAGTAATTTTTCGTTGATATCGTAAGTTCTCATAAAATTGCCGAAAGTGTCATTACTGCTATAATAATTGACAACATAATGCATTAAATTAGTTACCAATTTAATATATTCGGCCATTTTATAAAAGTCGGTTGTTGCGTCAAAATAACGAAATTCAACCGTTCCCCTATACCAATAAGAATTCAAATTAAGCCCCCTGTACCTTGCTTCATTATATTTGGTTATATCTGGGTCATAGTAATTGTAATATATACATTTCATATAATCATCTAAAATGCCAGCTTTATACAGATTGTATGCCAGCTTCAAATCAAGGCTTATGCCATCTTTAAACGTTTTTGGCATTGGCATACAATAACGTTCTGCCCTATGTTTATTCTTTATTACCTTTTCATATATAAACGGCTCGGCAAGAGCCACCAACTTACTTAACCTGTAGATGTTAAGTATTTTATTATCAGATTTATTAAACGCATCACAGTGGATATGTAATCCACATGTGCTATCAACATAAAATCCGTTGTCGTTTAAAACGGACATGACTTTATACAAGTCATGTAAATCTTTCATAGGCGGCGATATTAATTCAAAGCCACCTTCACTCAACGAACCGTCACTTGTTATCTTCCATTTTATGGCTGTCGTTGTGCTACTATTGATAATAACATCAATACCGGCTGAGTATAATAAATCTTTGAGGCGGCAACTGACTTCATCCCAATCGTCGCAATCTTCTAGGTATCCCTCGATTTCAACGCCAAACATCCATCTGACGTTTGGTAAATACGATGGTACATCAATCGTTTGCTTAATCTCAATATATTCTTTGTGTTCTTTAATAAGGTCAAGCATATTGGTATAGTCTATATCATTACAAGTAAAATACCATCGGTCCTCTTCTAGATAGATGCGGTTATTTTTTACCGCATCTATCTCGCCAAATGTCACATAATTTCTACCATAACGATTTGTAATATCATGATTGCAACTATCACGTTCTATATAGATGCGTTCATCTTTGAACGCATCTAATTTATAAACTCGTTTAATAAAGTTATATATCAATGATTGCACATCTTGATGGTAATTAGTAATATCATTGCCAGTAATATCCTTATATAAAGATATTACTAAATCTTGTCTAGCTTCTCCCATTTATATTTTCTCCTTTCTTCTTTGATTTCACAGGTTTTAAGTAGTCCCATTTGTACCAATCGTATGACTTTTTATAATATGAATACTTCTTGCCTGTAAATTCTTTGGTATTATATACGCCTGTAAATGGATTAATTTGTACTATTGTATCCTCCACTATATCAATGGGTAACCATTCATAATCTTGAAATTCTGGCAATAAATCCATGGCGTTATATATAATGTTCTTTGTAGAAGCATATATATATACGCCATCTACCATGTTATAATACATGGCAATTGGGTTATCGTGCCTTGCTATATAGACATTCCCCTGAACGTCTAATATAGTAAACACAAATGACCCTTCCAATTGTTCACATACCTTTTTTAGTGTATCTAGGTTTAATTCCCCCTCCCTTTCTATAAGTTGGACAGCTATATAGCTGTCTGTTTCAATTTTAGTTTCCGGCAATGCCGGAAAATCCCACGTATTATATAGGATTCCATTATGAGCCAATGCAAATTCTACATTGGCCTTGCCTGGAAATGGATGGTTATTAAAGTTTCTACTTGCCAACCCACCAGTTGCTGCTCTAGTATGACCGATGATAATATCGGTTATATCAGGCAACATCCAGTTGAATTCTAGCGCCTCTACTGGCGCTTTGTCGATTTTTATATCACCTCCTTTTATATACGCGATACCGGTTGCATCAGTACCACGCGTCTGTGAATATATCCCAAGAGCCTTAAACAGGCTTTTGTACTTTGTCGTGTCTTGTCCTATTAATCCGAATATACCACACATTCGGCATCATCCTTTCTATCATCTTTATATTTCTCACTTAAAGTAATGAGAACATCCCCGTACTTTAACCCTAAAACGCTAATTAATTCACGCAAATTGTTTACGTAAAATTCATCGTATAAATCTATGCGATAAACCATCTTGGTCAACAACTCTATATAAGCTGCCGCTGTTTCAAAGTCGCGGCAGCCCGGAAAATACCGGAATTCAACCGTCCCCCTATACCAATAGGAGTGTAGGTTAAATCCTTTATATCTTGCTTGGTTATACTTATCGTCCAAATCCGGATAAACGCTTTCATAATATGCCGTTTTCAAAAACGGCATTAATGTATCGTTATAGTCCAATAGATTAGCTAGATTATCGCTTATATAAGCGACACTTTTAAGAGTGTCGCTCATTTTTTGACACCAGTCATTATCCCTCCTTTCTGGAGGGATAACCTCCAGTATAAAGTCCTCGCCATGTTGAGCCATAAACTGGCTCAATTTCCACAGCTTATACGACGTGACATTAGTACGGTCTATATGTATATGTAAACCGCACTGGTCGTCCGTATAAAACCCCACTTCTTCTAATATATGGAATACCTTCTCCAGTGTATCAATATTATCCAATGGCGGCGATACAAGTTCAATGCCACCATAAGACAGTGAACCGTCCCCTGTTATTTTCCACGCATTTTTATAGGATGCGCTAGTATCCCAGTCTGTTACCGTCTGGATACCGCGTTTTTGCATGGCGTTGAGCAGTATACTGGCGGCGTGGTCGCCGTCAGCATGTGGTATATATCCCTCAATCTCCACTCCAAACCTAACCGGTGTTTTCATATTATTCATCCTCCTCTATATAATAGTGGATATATCTGCCCAACTCTGGGCAGCAATTGTAGTAAGCATAGTCATTTATGGCGTGCTCGAATGACACGCCATTTGACTGGCGAATCGGGTATGGTTTAACCCACATACTATCAAGCCCTACCTTGCAGGGTAGGAGATATATGGTCCTACCCTGGATGTATAGCCGCCGTGCTGTAGGTTTATATACCTGCCTCATAATAATCCTCCTTCAGCAAGGCAATGACTATTTCACCGTCAAGCCATTCGACGGCTATTGTATAGTCTTGGCCTAATATATTATCCATTTGTTGGTTAAGATAATTGCTCATCTCTGTGAGCAAACTATCAACCAATAAATTTTTCTCATCGAAATCACCTGGTACAGGCATACCAAGCGATTCCAAAAATTCGTCATAGGCATATATACCAGCACTAGCCGGTATAATAGTTTCCAGTATATAGACGTCATCATATATACCGGATTTTAACTCCTCCTTGCCTTGTCCTATCTCTTTTTTGAGCAACGACAAGTTAAATACATCCTCATAATTCAT